GCCCCGATCGCATTTGCCGGCAACACCTGAAAGATGGACGAATAGAACCCCCGCTGCGGTGTATATCTTGCGTCAGAGCTGAACACTTTCTGTGTCAGTGTGCTGCCGGAAACGCTGTAACCCGTCAGGCAGGAAACTGAGCCGATAATATCCGGGGACACCGGCGGAGAGTAAGAAGCACAGACGCGCGGGACGAGAAATACCTCACTCCCCGGCACATAATTTGCAATGGTGGTTGAAAGAGAAATGGCAGACGATTCGTTCCAGCCGCCACTGTAAGACGGACACCGCAGCCCGGCGGTGATTTCCATCGCCGGTCCTCCGTCGTTAAGATTAATCAGTAAACCCCGCCCCATTACCAGTCCCCTAACCTGATCATCCCGCCACCGGGAAGGTTAACCGTCACGCCATGGCCGTCGATGACCACCACATTGTTTGCTCCGTTAAACGCAAAATTACCGCTGGTTGCATAAATGCTGCCTCTCACCGTTACGTTGTTGAAGGTCGCAAACCCCGATTTGTTGATGTGCCAGCCCACGTTCCCGGTGCCGTCCCATGTGTTTGACTGGATGTAGTTGCCAATTTTGGTGTTGTTAATCGTCCCGTCCTGGATAAAGGTGTCCCGGATAAAGGTCTGTCCGTTCTGGATGACGAACGGCAGCGTTACCGCGCCTCCCGCCTGCGACATCACCGCGAACCGGTCGGCGAGGAAAATCACCTGCGACTGCATGCCCGATGGCGTGTTCTGAACCCCGAGCCCCATGCCTGCGGCGTACTGCACACCGTTTGAATCCACCCCCACCTTGATTGAGTACATCGCACTGATATTCCCGCTGAGGTCCGTCAGAACCTTCGCATTCTGGGTAATCGCCGCCGTCTGGCCGTTAAGCGTCACGGTCAGGGCATTGATTTTCTGCGCCGATACCTGCGAGAAATCCGCCATGGTTTTCGCAAAGTCCGTCACATTCGCCGTACCGCCTCCAGCCGACGCGTCCAGCGTTATGAGCGACTCAGCAACCGCTTTGCTGGCATCAGCCATCACGTTATCAACGCGGGCGATTCCCGCCTTGTTGTCGCCATACTGGACGCTCTGACGCTGTGCCAGATTCACCTGCGCCAGCGTGCTCTCAATCAGCGCGACCGCCGTATTCGACACGCCACCTTTGATGGTGTCCGTCTGGCCGTCCTGCCCGGCGATTTCAGCACTCAGTTCGTCAAAGCGCGCCGCCGTGGATGAATCCAGATCCGTGACGGCTTCAGTCAGCTGCGTGACGCTGGCGGCGTTCTCCTGCGTCTGTGCGGTGAGCTGGTCAACAGCGGTGACGCGCGCTTCTGTTTCCGTCGCGAGTGCCTGGCGGACCTCCACCAGCCCGGCGGCGTTGCCGTCGGTTTTGGCTTCCAGCCGGGTGACGTCAGTGACGCGCGCTTCCGTTTCCGTCACGATCACTTCCCGCAACTGCTCGAATGCAGCGGAGTTCGCGCCGTTCTGCACCGACTGACGGAAGACAAGGTCCGCGATCGCCAGTGAGTTCTGAATAAGGCTTTCTGCTGTCTGCCGGTTAGCGCCGACGGCGGCGGCCAGCTGCTCCGCATTTTCCGCGATAGCATCAGCCATATCTGCCACGGTCTGGTTACTGGCGACGGCATTCTCGATCATGTCCTTAAAGAGTTCGGTCTCCTTCATTTCTTCGAGGATGGCATCGGTAATATCGGAAACATCGATGCTGGCCTGTCCCCGCACCCAGTCGGTATAACCGGACTCGTTTCCGGTGCGGTCTACCAGTTGCGCGCGGTACCAGAAAACCTGCCCTGCTTTCAGGCCCATCTGCTGATATTTGCGTGCCGGATACGGTACATCTGCCAGCAGCAGCGCATCATCTTCGCTACCGGTGAGGCTATACTGAATTTCCGTCTTCAGCGTGTCGCCGGTGTTCTCAGAGAAACCCCAGTTAAGCTCAATGCCGAACACCACGTTATCCGACGCGGTTAAACCTACCGGCTTCGGCGGATTGCCCACTTTACCCGTCAGTGCCACCTCATCCGAGAAGCTCCAGACGCTCGATGCATCCATTGCATTGATAGCGCGCACGCGCACCAGGTAGCGCCCGGCGTAGATGCCCGGTACCTCAAAGCCCTGAGTGGAGGTGCGTGGCATGCTGACCCAGTTGCCGGAGTCTTTTCTCCACTCTGCCTCGTACGCGATCGCCCCGGCGACAGAATCCCACGCCACGCGCATTGTGGTGACAGCAATCCCCTGGCTGACCTGCGAATAACTGTCGATTGTGACATTTTCCGGCGGTGCCTGGACGCCCGGCGGAATAACGCTTATCGGGCGCTCGTCAAGACGGGCACCGTGATCCACGGCAAAGTAAAGGTCCGGGTTGTACGTTGTGCCGCTGACCGCCCAGGTGCCGTCGTTATTGTCGGTGACGCCCGTCACGCGAAACAGCGCCATATACAGGTCATCGGCCTCAACGGCCCAGCTGCTCTCCGCTTCCGGCGCCTCAGCCCAGGGCGTGGTTACCGTGACCGTATCCCCGTTAACAGCCTGAACCGTACGCGCCTGCGTCTGGCCTGAAGGCAGATTAACGAACAGGCGATCGCCAGGCTTAACGTCGGCCACGCGGTCGAGCTTAACGTTGCGCCCGCTTACGGCACTGATACGTCCGCCAATGATCCGCCCGGCCAGCTCGTTGGCGGCCACACCAATCACCTTGCCTACCGGTGGCACGTCGAGGCCGGTGGCGAACGTCACCACCTCGCCAGCGCCGTTCGTCAGTAATATCCAGCGCCCGTGGCGGTTGGCCTCTGACTGCCGATCGCACCCGATAGCCGTGAGTTCAATCTGCCGGTAGTCGTAACGCATCGCCAGATCGTTGTCGTAAACGGGTTCGGGCGTGGATTTGTAGTGGTTTTTGGGATCGTCCCAGTTGACCAGCGCCGTGGTATAGCGCGTCGTTTCGCTGGGGTCCGAAAAGGTGAACTTGCCGTCAACCACATTAGCGTGGTTGTAGATGTGCCAGGTGTCGTCCGGCATATCCGCCAGGACATACATGCGGTCATCACCCCAGTACGTCATGCCACGGAACCGTGCCGCCAGATCGCGCAATACCGTCCAGGCCTCTGCGCGGTCCTGAATGTACACGTTGCAGCGGTGGCGTGGCTCCATGCCGCCCCTGCCATCCGGGATCAGCTGATCGCAGTATTGCGCGATGCGGTAGAGCTCCCAGCGGTCGAGCTGTTCAGCACCAATCCGCTGGCCCAGGCCAAATCGCTCGCTCAGAACAATATCGTAAAAAATCCAGGCGGGGTTATCGGTCCAGGCCCATTTAAAAGTGCCTGTCCAGGTTCCGCTGTAAGTGCGGGTCTCCGGATCATAAGTGTCCGGTACCCGGATGATCCGCCCTTTCGGGCTGCATACCACCTGCGGAATGCCGTTCGGGAACTGCCGGGCATCAAATTCAACGTACAGCAGCGCGGTGTGAGGGTAGCGAAGCTTGGCATCGATGATCTCGGTGACCGCCTGCACTTTCATCGTATCGACTATATTGATGCTTGTGGCGTCCGGAGAGACACGACGCACACGCAGCTGCCAGCCGGTGGTTGCCTTCGGAAGGTTTATGCGGTGGCTTCGCTCGTAGAGAGTCGTCACCTTGTCGTCCACGACGCCGTTAATCACCGTCTCGTATGTGCCGCCATCAACAGACAGATCAATGGTGTACTCCACGCGGGTTCCGACCTTATCGCCGTTATCCTTCTGCCACAGCAGAGTCGCCCAGCCGACGCGGACCCGCACCGCTGACAGCTGCGTGTTCGAAATCGCGCGAATGTACGGCACAGCGCTTTTCAGCTCATAGCCTACAGTCAGCTCGTTCTCGACGCCGGGGAAGCCCTGAATGTAGGACTGGTCCTGCACACCGGAACGGAACTCCCAGACCACACCGGGGAAATTCTCTGAGCCATCGGCATTCTGCAGTGGTGTGTAAGAGGTTCCGTCACCAAAAAAAATCGTCTGGCCCGTCAGCCCGCCGGCAAACTCCCCCTCGCCCAGGGCAATCAGCATTTTGGCGCGGGCGATCGACTGGGCGCTGTCCGGAGACTCAACCGGGCTATGCCCCTTTTTGCTGCCGCTTTTGCGGCCTTTGATTTTCGTGGTCATATTGCGCCCATAAAAAAGCCGCTATAAGACGGCATAGGGTTGATAACTGATCAAATATCAGGATGTTACAGTTAAATATTTACGTATATGGTATGAGCTCATAACGCCATTGATTGCGTATTGGCGCTATTTATAACGATTGACTACTAATAATTTAAGGTAAACGCAATGGCTGAAAATGTTTTACTTAATTCTATGGAAACATTGCTTTATAAAGTGGATGCTTTGAATGCAATTGTTCAGCAGCTTCGTATTGTCCTTACCCCTGAGCAACAGGCAGCGTTCAGCAAGAACACCATTGAGGCATGGCGGAAGGCTGAGGAGTTAGCATCAGGTGATGCTAAAGAGACCATACAGAAAACTAAGGCGTACGCATATAAATACTCCGGGATAAAACCCGAGTAGTTTCTACTGCATCGCTTATTATGAACCCGATCAATGAAGCATCCTTTTCTCTAGGTGCTTCATTTTCAGATTGATTCCTAGAGAAAGCACTCGCATTAATCTTTTGCAAGCTTATAGATGAATTAATATTTCTTTCGATTGCTTTTTTATTATTTAACATTTTTATAGCCCTTAATAAATTTACTGTTGATCTTCTGTGTATATTCCAGCGGATATAATGGCTCCGCCGATATCGCGCTGACCGTACAGCAACGGCACCGGATTACCAGCTGCTGTGGTGTTCACCGGGCCACCGAATGCATAAGAGGGTTTGTTATCCGGATCCTCACGCGAGCGTAACCCGGCTACCTGCGGGGACAGCATCTGCACCACACCGCCGACGGCCATAGACCCGGCAGCGGCATAAAGCGCACCCTGCGTGGCAGCCGTCCAGCCTATCGGGTTCCACCAGGCGAAGGCAGCGATTGCAGCTGCGGCCACGATCTGGAATACGCCCGCGCGCTTGCTGCCCCGGATAACAGGGATAATGCGCAGCTCATTACCGCCACTGCACATTCCGAACTCATCCTCACCGATATTGCGGCGGTTGCGGAAGATGACAAAATCAAGTCCCTGCGCCCGCGCCTCACGCAGCCAGGCATCAAAGCCGTCAATGGTTGCTGAAAGCGCCCGGAATACCTCCCGCGAGGAGTCGAGCATCCGGTAATGCGTTCGCCCGAAGCGCTGCGCCATCGAGCCGCTGAGTTTGATCACGGTGCAGTTTTCCATTACATCAGCTCCTGATGACGCACGATTTTGATGGTCCGGTCGAGATAATATCCGCCGTACGGCACCCGCTGGCTCAGCTGGCCGTACATGTGGTGCAGCAGCATGTTGCCCTCCAGCAGCACACCGGCATGGTTTGCCACAGGTGACTGAACCTGCATGATGATCACATCACCCGGGCGCGGCGGCCCGCTGAACTCCCGGAAGCCGCACTCGTGCCAGTTATCCATGTACAGGTTCTCGCCCTGCTCCCACCAGTGACGCTCCACGCTGTAGTTGGGCAGCGTGATGCCGTGCTCTGTGCGGAAGTAATCCATCAGCAGAGACCAGCAGTCGGCGTGCCCCAGAACGAACTGCCTGCCGGTCAGCGGGCGATCGCCACGGGGCATGATGGTGCGGATATCACCTTCAGGCCATGACGCGATCACCCATGGCACTTCGGTGGCATCACACATCAGCATGTCGAGCTCGCTGGGTTGTGTGGTTGCGCCGTCGCCGGGGTGACTGTGAACCACGGCCACCACCGTGCCCTGGTCCTCTGCTGCGGCATACTCCTCCGGCGCGATCTCGAACTGTTCGCCGGGCTCGGTGGCGCGGTTCTCACACGGAATGTATTTTTCAACCCGGCCCTTCTGGATAACCAGGCCACAGCACTCTGAGGGGAAAGCTGATTCAGCGTGCGCCAGGATGGCGCTGATAGTTTTACTGCGCATGGTTAACTCCTCAGAAGGGACGCCCCCGGCATCCCGCCATAATCAAGCTCCTCATTTTCGCCGAAGCGCGGCTTACAGCCGGTCGAGAGAAGGCCGGAACACACATCCAGCGCCGGGTCATCCACCGGGTTGCCGTCTTTATCAAACCAGCCGTTTTGCCCGGCATAGGTGCAGCCATTGCCAGTTTTGTACCAGCCCCGCATGCACCAGGTGCACAGCGGCTGGATCTGCCGCGTAGGGATCTGCTGGCCGCGCAGCTCGGCGGGGCTGGACAGCTCAAACTCCACCGTTTCGTCATCACCGCCGGATTTGCGATCCACATAGAAGACCTGCCTGCGCTCCTCCAGTGGTTCGGCATCCGGGTTGCCCTGCGAAAAATTGCGGGCATCCAGATAGTGGGCAAAGGTGTCATGAATGATAACTTTCGCCCGGGCCATTCCCTGGAACCGGCGGCACAGCGCGCCGATGGTCCCCTTGATGTTTGCTACGGTCAGTTTTGGCCTGGCACTTTGCCCGTCGCTACTGAAAGCCAGCCCCTCCAGCTGAAACGGCCAGGCGCTGTACTCCACGCCCTGCCACCAGAGCGATTTCGGATCGAGACGATTTTCATCGCCGCCTGCCGCCGCCAGCTCCGCTTCTGTATGAGGAATGTTTTCGTTGTGAAAGCGCAGGATGCCCGCGCCGAACGCCGAGCCGTCAACCTCCAGTAGCCTGACCTTCTCGCCCGGCTCCAGCTTCTGTACGTCAGATGAAATGCTCATGGATGAAATGCCTGTGTGAAGGTGGTGCTGAGGGTGTAGAGGCCAGCACCATGGGTGACAATGTTTATGGACTCGGATCGGTAAAGCCCCATGGACTCAAGCGGGGGCTTCCACTGGAAAGACTTCCAGCCTGCGTGCCGCTCAAGAAAGGTTTTTATCTCCAGGATGTATGCCTCTTTTCCGGTAAAGCTGACGCTCCACTGTGGTGTCCTGGGGTTGATGCCATCGCAGGACACCTGGGCATATCCGTCCCCGAACTGCGCCTTGCGGGTCCGGAAACTGGTATCGCCTTGCGCACCAACGCGCGGGCACCAGGTAAAGGTTTCAGTGGCCACGGTTAAACTCCTTTGACTGCCCGCCAGAGCGGCGTGCCTGGGCGGGTAACTTCATCGTTGACCGTACGCACGATCGCATCTGTAAGCTGGCGGCCAGCGGCGCTGGCAATGCCCTGACTGACTGGCTGCTGCGCCTGGGAATTGAAGTTGATATCGCCGATGCTGACGGACAGGCCGCCGCCCTGCCCTTGCCCTGAATCCAGCGCCCGGACACCCAGAGAACCGTCGGCTGCTCGCGTCAGCGGCATGATCGCCTCCGGCCCGGCCTCACCCATCAGGCCCGCGCCCTTAGCGAACGCGAACATAGTCGGGCTGTTGACGATGCTGTTACTGAACTGGCTCAGATCAGCGGATTCGTATACCCCGCCTTTCGCGTTCAGCTTCACTCCCGCTGCTGCGCTGGCGTATGAACCTGAAGGCGTGCTGCCGCCCGCCGCAGCCCCAAAGCTGAATAGCGATCCGATGCTGCTGACAGCGTTGGCGATCGCCATATTGACCAGCACGGTCTGGATTGACTTCAGCACGCTGACGCTCCAGTCCTTCCAGGATGCCTCGTTATCGTTGAGCATATCGACAATATTGCTGGTAATGCCGGACATCGCGCTTTGCATTGCGCTGGCAGCCTGAGAGGAGTAGTTCGTGGCGTCATCAACCCAGTTAGCCAGGCCGTCGCGCGCGCCGGTTACCCAGTCGGCGTCGAGCTGGTCTATCTGCTGGTAGTAGGATTCGTAATTGCTGAGGCGCTCGGCCAGTGCGTCATTGATAGCTTCGGACTCGCGTTGGTACACGCTATCGCTGATATCACCTGACTGATGCTGCAACTGAAGGTCTTCTCGCTTCTCAATAAATTCCCGTTCGACCGCCAGCCGTTCGCGCATCCGATCCCGCGTCTTGTCGCCCATGCCAGCACCAACGATATCAGCATTGAGGGAAGCAGCGCTGTTGGCGTTCTCACGCTGGAGGTTAGCGACAAACTCTGCGACTTTGAGGTTGTCTTCGTTAGCCTTCTTCACCGCATTAAGCCGATCAACCTCAGTAGCCAGTTGCTCCAGGCGCTGACGCTGGGTGTCGTTAAGCCCGGACAGCTTGCCGTCCGCGATATCAAACTGAAGTTTTTGCTGCTCGGTCACTTCGGCTGATTTTTTTCCGGTTGTGTTGATCAGCGAAATCTGGCGAAGGTAACTCAGCTCTGTGGCTTTGAAAGCGTTTTCGAGTTTTTTAGCACCAGCATCAGGGGTAGTTTTGCCGTTGGTCTGCCCATTACCAAGGGTATAGCCACCACTTAACGGCTTGTTTACCGTCGCGGGAGTGAACGGAAGAGATGACTGAAACTTTTTTATATCTCCTAAACGTTCACGCAAGTCTTTTAATTCTTGTTGCTTAGCATCAGTATCCATCCCGATACGGTTTACGCCTGCGAGAAAACCTTTATCGTTAAGGTCTGCTTCAAGGTTTTTAATTCTTCTTTCAATTTCACTTTGTGAGGCGTTGGCCGCCACACGCTGGCCTCCTTGAAAGTTCTCTACCAATCTTCCTAATTCTGATGCAGCTTTGCCAAGCCATCCAACCAGAGATGCGATTCCCCCAATCATTTCTGTCAGACCTTGCAAAACCTTTGGATCTGTAAAAGTTTTTTTTAGGTCATCCAATCCATTCTGAAGAGGCGATAAATCAACTTTTGCCAAACCAGCAGCTATCTCCATTTTCAGTCCGTTAGCCTGAGCTTCCATATCCTGAAAAAGATTATTTACTTTAACCAAGTCATCAATTGACTCAGGTGAAGGGGCAACACCATAATCCTTGGCTAATTGAATAAACTGCTGAAGTTTTTCATTATTATTATCAAAGAGAGGAAGCAACTTAGAGAGGTCATTACCTATGCTTTCTAATATAGTTGTTTTTTCTGCGTTGGTTCCTATTTTGCTTAATGCCTCTCCTATTGCTAACAATTGTTTATCTGGAGATGCTTTTGAAAGCTTTTCAGCAGACAATCCAAGGGCATTAAGAGCGTCGACCGCTTCTCCAGATTTATTAAGGACTGCATCACCAATCTTGTCTCCGATATCTTTAAAAATATCGGCCATTTGGTCTCCAGAAACTCCGGCTTTTTCAGCAGCAAATTGCCAAGCCAGTAATTCTTGGGTAGATAGCTTAAGAGATTTTGCCCAGCGGTCTGTTTCAATTACTTGATTGGACATGGTTTTCAATAAAACAATCCCAGCAGATGCTGTTGCTACTGCTGCGCTAGCAGCAACAGCTCCGACTGACAGAATGGCAGAGCCCGCGGCTTTTGCGTCATTCTCAACCTGCTTTCTCCATTTAGTTGAAGATCTCTCGGCCTTGTCCATTCCAGCTACAAACCCACCAACCTTTGCAATCAAATCAATAGTTAGTGTTCCAAGCGATTTTCCGGCCATGTTGAGCCCTAAAATAAAAAACCCGCAATAGCGGGTTGATTTATATTCGCATGATTGAAATTGCCAAGTCACGACAAGAATTAATATAAATAATTAATTAGCTCATCCTAGCCATGAAATAAAAAGTAAATACAACTCCAATTAAAACCAACAATATCATCATGCAACCAGAAGGGCCCTTTACTCTCAATTTAAAAGGAGCCCCACATTTCGGGCAAGTATCAGCCTTGCTTGATACTGTTTCACCACATTCCTTACATTTAATAAGTGCCATTAACCCTCCTTTCACAGATTCTGAAAGAATAACAGGGAATGAGTTAATGGCAAAACCCATGTCGGCTTATCAATTCCAGGTATTCATAGCAACTTCCAGAGAAACAGCGGACTCGCCAATGTGGGGGGCGAAATCACTGATACTGAATGCCGGGCTGTCCTTTCCTTTATTGACGTTCGCCAGCACAGACGAGATCAGCGCTGCCCCCCACTCGGTGCGCATCATCGGATTCAGGATGCCGTATCTTTCTCTGTATCTTGCCCAGAGCTGAGACTCTCTGAAGCTGAGCGCCTCCTGCGCTTCGGCGATGGTTCTGCCGCCGATGCCGTTGAGGACGAGTTCGCACCAGAACTCATCTTCGGCGCTGAGCTGGTACTCTTTCCCAGATCATTAACCCCCTGGATAGCCACCAGCAGGGCGATAGTCAGCGCACCATCGAGCGCGCCGCGATCCGGGTCTGCCTCGCCGGTAATATCTGCCGGAGTAAAGACCGGCTTACCTTCTTCATCGCAGATCGAGGCAGCGATACGCCCGGCCACGCCATCTACCCGCCCGCTCGCCGCCATCACGTCGGTCATTGCTGAATGGTAGCCCATCGGGCGGATATACACCGTTGCGGTGAAATCCTGATCACCCTGCTTCCAGGTGATTTCTTTCTCAACCGGGCGGCCCGTAAAGGCCCCCGCCTGTTTCAGAGCATCAAGTGTCAGTTTCATTATGCGCTCGCTTTAGGGATCCAGACCGCGCCGCCGGAGCGCTGAATTGAAGCCGAAGTGGACACGACAGTGTTTGCCGAGAAATCAAACGGGAAATCGCCCACATAACCTTTGAACACAAACCAGGTGCGGTCCTCCGGCAGTACCAGCCCGTCGACCGCGCCGCTGGCACCGTTCGCCGCGGCAGTCGGGGAAGACTCACCGTCAGACCAGCCGATGGCGAAGGTCACATCCTGATCTGCTTCATCGTCCGACAGGGACAGATTATGCAGCATGATATGGCTGGCATTTTTCGGATCGGCGTTAAGGGTAAGTGACGCCTGCCCGGGCGTGCGCAGGCCGCGCTTATAAGTGCGATCGTTTCTTTCAGAAAGACAGGTATCTTCAATCTGATCGGCAGGGTTGCTGCCCGGCGAAAAAGCGGTGATGCATTCAATTTCGCTCACCGCCCCATTCACGAGCACGAAAAGTTGTGTGCCTTGCGTTAATACAGACATGCTGATCTCCGGGTATAAAAAAAACCGGCTCATGGCCGGTATTGAGGGTTAGCGTTTCACTATCCAGTCAACGTCGAATGAATAGCGATAGCGTTTTGTTTCGGGGTCCTGCTCCTGCCCGCCCCAGCGCGTGATGTACGCGTGCGGCTCTATGGCATCGCGTAATGCTGCGGCGACGGCGATCACCTCATCCACCGTGTCGGCATACGCATCAACCTGCAATGTGAATGAGTCCACATCGGGCCGCTGCGCCAGGTAATTTTCTGGTGCCCCGGTTACGTTCTGCCAGACTGCATAGGGATAAACGACCACAGTGTCCTTCATGCCGAACGGATACAGGCGAAGCATGCCGCCGCCCAGCAGCGCCTGTACCGCAGGACTGGCAGCGCAGACCGGGAATATCGGCGCGATCATGGTGGCACTCCCTTTTTACGTGCGCGTTTAATAGCGCGATCGAGGCCTTTTTCGTACTCATCCGCGAATGTGTTGACCACCTCGTTGATGCTGGTTTCAGCCGCAGGACGCATAAAAGGCTGTGCCCGCATTTTCTCGGTACCGAACTCAATCAGACGCCAGTGCGGAGTCGGGGCATTCTCACTCAGATCCGGGTGATTTTTCAGTACAGCGCCATGCAGCACGCCGATCCGAAAGCCGAGATTACCGGTACGCCTGAACAGGCGACCATTCCAGCGCTGCGTCACGTTTGCAGCAATGCTGCGACCGGTCCCGGGATCGTCGATGCGGCTGGCGTTCTCTTTCGCTTTTTCGACAATCACATTACCGGCGCGCCGCAGCGCTGCCCGTCCACCACGGCGACGGAGATCGTCACTAACTGCATCGAGTTTCCCCAGCAGGGACTCAAGGCCCGTAATGCTGAAATCAACGCCGTCAGCCATCGTTTACCCCCCGCGAACACGGCAGCGTCAGATATTCCCGGCCGCTTTTGTCATCCTCAAGCACGCCGTGAATGTTGTAGATGCGGCCACGGTGAACGATGCGGTGTTTGTCTG